CCGAGCAAGTATTCCGCGGACACATTACCCGTGGCGGTCACGTTACCCAGAACGTCGGCGGTGATTTCCGCGGGCAGGACGTATTGTTCGATGCCGGTCAACAAGGCACCGTTACCGAGGAAGTATTCCGCGGACACGTTACCCGTGGCGGTCACGTTACCGATGATATTAACTGACAAACTCGTGATATCTCCATTTCCTACGATGCTCGCACCACCAATGGTATTCACATCCGTTCCAGATAGTAGCTCGATGGCTCCTACGCGGCCAAACACACTCGTGACCGGATAGTTTGCTCCGGTGAATTCCAGCCAGTTGGAGTCTACGTTAGCTGGAATATTTAGTAGCATATACTCCTGATCTATATCATCCTGATGAACGATCGTGCCAACTGGAGCCGGTAAAGCGAGACGAACCGCAGCGTTTGCAACGTTTCCAGTTGGCTTGAGAGTGTATCCATCGAGAACCAAATTGTATCCATTACCGATGAGATAATGGGCGGATACATTTCCTGTTGCTACCACATTTTCCACGTGAACATTTCCAGAAATACTCTGTCCATTGATGCCGGTCAGCATCGCACCGTTACCCAAGAAGTACTCAGCGGACACGTTCCCGGTGGCGGTCACGTTACCAAGCACATCAGCTGTGATCTCCGCGGGCAACACATATTGCTCGATGCCGGTCAACAATGCACCGTTACCTAGGAAGTATTCCGCGGACACGTTTCCGGTGGCGGTCACGTTACCGAGGACATCGGCGGTAATCTCGGAAGGAAGGACGTATTGATCGATGCCGGTCAACAATGCACCGTTACCTAGGAAGTATTCCGCGGACACGTTTCCGGTGGCGGTGACATTACCGAGGACATCTGCAGTGATCTCCGCGGGCAACACATATTGCTCGATGCCGGTCAACAATGCACCGTTACCTAGGAAGTATTCCGCGGACACGTTTCCGGTGGCGGTCACGTTACCGAGGACATCTGCAGTGATCTCCGCGGGCAGAACGTACTGTTCGATGCCGGTCAACAGCGCACCGTTACCGAGGAAGTATTCTGCGGACACGTTACCGGTGGCAGTCACGTTACCGATGATATCTGCGTCGATCTCCGAAGGGAGCGTGGTTGTAATTCCGGACAGCAGCGCACCGTTACCAAGGAAATAATTGGCTGATGAGTTTCCAGACAGCGTCGAGTAATTACCTGTGAAGTATGTAGAAGTCGTATTGCTTACATTGATGAACGAACCTGTGACATTACCTAATACGTCCGCTGAAAATTCCGACGGAAGCGACGCTGTGACTCCGGTAATAAATGCACCATTACCGATGAAGTACGTTGCTTGGACATTAGAAGCTGCATACAAATTTCCTTTTACAATGACATTACCTCTTATTTCATTCGTATATAATGTTGTTCGAAGAAATGTCGGCGGTAGAGTCGGCATTGTGTTGTGATACTAAATAAATATATTTTAATTTATCTGCGAAAATGAAATTAATCCGTCCACGGAACACGATATATTGTTATCGACCGTCGCAAGAATTTCGACGAATTCGCCGGAAGGAATAAATACTGTGCTAGATAACGAATGTATCTGCGTGTATAACGGAGTGACGCTCGTTTGATATGATTCTGCCAGGCGATTCACCGAACTCGTATTTCCGTTCATCGACATCACGACAGTGGATTCTCCATTATTTGCCATATTTCCAAATGTCACCCTCGTAGATATCGCGAACAAATTATCGTTGCCTGTATTTTTGAACATCGCACTCGATATACCTCCTGCAGCCATAGATATGATCGTCGCGTTAGATGCGCTAGTCGTTTTAAATGATCCAAAAGATATCGGTATTGTCGTCGTATTAGAAATACTCTGAGATCCATTCGTGACCCACATGGATTGTCTGTTGATCTTGTCTTTCTTCGTGACTTGTAACATGGCCAATGCTTCGGACACCGAATTTCCTGCGGGTACTATGCCGACCGAATCAGAAAGTTCGACATACGAATCTAAATAGTCTCCGTACGTTGCTAAAACATCACCGGTTCTGCCGAATACCGTATTTACCGGAAATATCACGCCGTCAAACGTGATCCAATTGGCGTCGATATTCGATGGAGAATCCAGTAACATGTACGAATTCCCATTGTCGATCTGACGTACGATAGAGCCGATCGGGAGTCCGCCGCCCCCGAGTCCTAATCTGACGGCTGCATTTGCTGCGTATCCTTCTGGCACTACCAAATAGCCGTCGAGAGACTGCTGAAAAATTTTACCAGAAGAATCGAGCGATGCTAACATGTTCGGTTGATTCACAGCATTTGCACTCAAGTATATATTTGATTGAACCACGTTAGCGAGTAAATATTGATCTGTGATGACGTTCACGTTGGCATTCACGTTAATTCCCGTGAGTCTCGTTCCGTCACCTATAAAATAATCTGCACTCACATTGCCGTCGGCAGTGATATTTATTGCGTTTATCGTATTCGCTGTCAAATGGTCGATGTTGGCAAAGTCGGCGTTCAACTGAATGATATTTGCTATATTTGCAGCCATCATACCGATGTTGGCACTATCGACGTTCAATTGGCTGATATTTGATACATTTGCGATCAACTGATTGATGTTTGAAATATCAACATTTAGGTGATTAATGTTTGCACTATCAACGTTCAGTTGGATGATGTCAACAATATTTGCGTTCAACCGACCGATATCTGCTACATTGCTTTGTATATTTCCAACTACGAGATCTTCGATCAAACCAATGTTTGCAGTGGACGTGAGATTTCCAGTGATCAGAAGATTATGAAAAATTCCGTCGAATACTTCGAATATTTGAGCCTTTCCTGATGCGATCACAGGATTTGCTGCGATAAATGAAGACATTTAATGTAACATAATTTTTTTTTTACATATTAATTTGCGAACATGATTCCTCCCATGCCACCTTCGATGCGGAGAATGTTCATAGAACGCGCGATCACGGTGAATATTTTCAAATTGGTCGCATCGGTCGTACACGTTTGCTCGTCGAATATGGCAGTTTGATTCACTGCGCTTGCTTTTTTGGTTGTCACGATCATCGTGACCATATCCAGCGCGGAGAAGTTCAAAGTTCCCGAGGTCGAATGAACATCTAAGGGATTCTTCGAGAAAAAGTACGAATTGATTCCGGCGGGAGGGACCGACTTCATAGTTCGGTACGTTTCCATGAGTCGGAAATATGAACCTGGCTGTTCTTCGAATCTGTCGATACCGTTTATCTGCAATTTTGCAGACTGTAATGGGACGTGCTTATCATCAGAGGGAAGACCGATCGTCGTATCCGCGGAATAAATACCGAACACGTCTTCTTGTCTGAACACGAAGAACAAATACTTCACCGGAAGATTGAAATTCAAATTATATTTTGTCGTGAGGCTTGACGTATTCGAAATTCTGGACATGAAGTTATTCGTCTGCGTCTGCTCTATCACGTACTTGTGCGGCTTTTTTGCGAATAAAACTCGTTCTTCGGATGGCAAAAAGATGTATTCGCCCCAACACGTGATCACCGGAGAAAAAGTAGGATCTATGCCTGGAATATTTGCCGGATCTTCGAACTCGAACTCAATACGAACCTCGTGATATTGCAAACTGATCAAAGGAAGCGCGAGAGAAGGTGTGTTGAACCAGAATGGTAATTTCATCCACAGTGATCGAACCATTCCATCGGAGTCCGAAGTTTCGAATTGTTCTATCGTATAGATCGCGTCCTTTTCTTCATTTCCGGTCAAGATAGTATTCCGCAATCTGATGAAATTATTATCATATGTTTCTATGAGTTGACCGCCGATATACAGTCGAACATTTTTTACGAGATTCTCGATCGGGAAGAATTGTGTCCCTGAAGTGCTCAATTTTTTCATCTGAACTTGTAAATAAATTCCATTCAAAAGATCGCCTTTTCGTGGAATGATGAGATCGCCTTGACCAGGAGTCTTATAAGAAACGAGGTCCATCCGAATCAATTCTGTCGAGAATGGTACGCTGGAAGAAAAGCGTGACAAAAAAGCGTTGTGTCTCGGCATTCCATAAAAGTACGCATCGATCGAAGTTGAAGCTATGAGTTGCACAAGAGACATTTCAACTTTAATTAGTCGTAATATTTTTTATTTGATTATTCTTAAACGAGCAACCACGTACGGCATGACGATATGCTTTAATCAGTTCCAAAAATATCACGAGTGAACAATTTCTTTCCAAATAGAATACGATGTTCGATGGACACACGGTTAGCAATAATTAGATCGCAGTCCGTTGAAAATCGCCCGAGATTATTATCGATTACGTATTCCTGATATTTGTCCATGGACGGCTCGTAAATCACGATATCAAAACCGCGAGCCTTCAGCTGACTCATGATATCTAGAATTGCGGCATCTCTAAAGTTGTCAGATCCGGCCTTCATCGCCAATCTATAAATACCGATCGTCTTTGGCTTTTTGGCTGCCACAGCGTCGACGATCGATTGTTTGCGAACAAGATTAGACTCGACGATTGCGCTGATCAAACACTGAGACACTCCTGCACAATTTGCCAAGAGCTGCCTTGTATCCTTCGGGAAGCAATATCCGCCATATCCAAATCCTGGGTTGCAGTACCCTTTTCCGATGCGCGACTCGAGCGTTACGCCCTCGACAATATCAGCCGCATTTAGATTATACTTCATGGCGAACGTATCGAGCTCATTGAAATACGAGACACGCATCGCCAGATATGTGTTTGCGAATAATTTGACGCTCTCAGCTTCGCGAGTGCCCATGAGAAGCTTGGGCACGTCCGGAACATACGATGCAGATGCTAGCATGTCCGCAAATTCTACGGCCTTGGGAGATTCGTCGCCGACGATGATTCGCGACGGATTCAAGTTATCGTAAAGTGCTCGACCTTCGCGAAGGAACTCCGGGCTGAATGCGATATTTTTGGTGTTGTACTTCTTGCGCATAGACCCAACAAAACCAATAGGAATGGTCGATTTGATAACAATATAGGCATCAGGGCATAACTTCACCGCATCGGAGATCACACTGTCGACCGAACGCGTATTGAAATATCCGGATGCCTCGTCATAGTCCGTGGGAGTTGCCACAATAATAAAAACAGGATTTTTGTAAGCGACAGTCTTATCGGTGGTTGCCAAGATATTGACATTGGGATCTGCGAGAAACTCGTCAATTTCCTTGTCCTCGATAGGACTCTTGCGAGAGTTCATCTTGTCGACTCGCTCCTGAGAAATGTCAAGAACGGTGACATTGTGATACTTGGCGAGAAGAGCAGCCATAGCACTGCCGACATATCCGGAGCCCACGACGGTGACGTTCTTGGCAAACATTGTAATTGTGATGTATATGTTCATCGAGAGTATTATATTACATTTTGTGACAATATGAATCGCCGGGATCAAATGACAATCATAAAAATCCGTTCGTTTTATTTTCTGTCGTGATAAGATTCAAACATTTCTCCGTATTAGTCTCTATTCGCTGCTGGATCGCTTTTACTGCCGCGGGAACCTCGTGATGGTACGCTACCGGGTCGGTTGCTCGAAGCATAGCTGCGTCCTGAACAGACATCTTATTCTTTTTGAGTCCTCGATATTCTTCTAAATATTCGTCTACGCATTTGGATGGCGGTTTCTTACACAGCGCGTCGACAGCTTCGTGCGTGTACGTTTGGACGGCTTTCTTCTTTCCCATCACGCGTTCTGATCCGTCGGGAAGCTTTTCGATGATCTTATTATTTCGTTCGATGAGAGCGCCGGGGAGTTTTTTGGCGTCTCGGGTGAACATCAGCATTTTCCCCGGCATGTCGATGATCTCGCGAGCGGATCTGTACCCAAGATTTCCGAGCGTGCCGAGAAAATCTAGAAAGTCTTCTTTGGTCGTCTTCTCCGGCAGCACCAGCGTGATGTTGGTCGTGTGAGTGCTGTTGTCGATCTTATTTCCTTCGACGTGATCGCCTTCGACATGATTATTCGTGACTGATGTATTTCCTTTATTGTCATAATCTTCTTTTGCCACAAACTCTTTTATATCATCTATCATTTCATGGCCACACTCAACTTTCTTGTGTTTTTTAGCATTCCCAGAATGCGTTGTCATATATCCACAACCACAAGAATACACATGAAACTTATGTATCCTTACGCTCATTTTGTATATCTGCAATATATTTATTTAAGTTATTAAAATTTGATACTTTTGGGTATAATACTTTATTTTTTTTTTTAAATTTTTTAATTTGTTTTCTTGCAAAATTTTGATCCGTACCAAATGTACGTTGGAACAATAATTTTTGAGACGGATTGCCAATATGAAGATATCAATATTTGATACTTTTGGGTATAATACTTTATTTTTTTTTTTTAAATTTTTTAATTTGTTTTCTTGCAAAATTTTGATCCGTACCATAGAACTGG